ACAATTAACACAACAGGAACTCTGGGGAGTAGCAAACCTAGAATTGGACCTCCTACCGTGCCTCGTGGATATGACTTGGCGAGGTGTGCGCGTAGATACTGACCGCGCAGAAATAACAAGAAATCATCTTCTAAAAGAAGAAAAGAAAGTTCTGGCAGAGATAAAACGCGAGGCAGGATTTGCAGTAGAAATATGGGCCGCAGCATCCATCGCTAAAGCATTTGATACAAAAGGTATAAAATACGACCGAACAGAAAAAGGCGCACCCTCTTTTCGTAAAAAGTTTCTAACAGAACACCCAGAAAAACTGCCCCAACTAATAGTGCAAGCGCGAAACCTAAACAAAACGTCAGGCACCTTCATAAACAATATCCTAAATTTTTGCGCCAAAGATGGACGAATACACTCACATATCAATCAAATTAGATCAGACGACGGAGGCACAGTTTCAGGCCGTTTCTCCATGAACAACCCAAACCTGCAACAAATTCCCGCCCGCGATCCGGTGATCGGACCCATGATAAGATCACTTTTCTTGCCAGAAAAAGATGAACATTGGGCGTCCATAGATTACTCGCAACAAGAACCGCGCATCCTAGTTCATTACGCCTCAAGATATAGCAAGACTCGTGGCGGAGAGCCACTGGGTGGCGTCGAAGAATTTGTTAAAAAATACACCGAAGACCCGCGCACAGACTTTCATACAATGGTAGCCGAAATGGCGGGTATCGGACGCAAACAAGCGAAGACCGTGAACCTTGGCATAATGTACGGAATGGGCGTGGCAAAACTAGCTTTAGAACTGGGTCTGCCAAATGATGAAGCTAAAGATCTAATTCAACAATACCACACCCGTGTGCCCTTCGTAAAAGGTCTGATGAAAGGCGTTACACAACATCTTAATGAATCGGGGAGCGCGGGCCATGTGAAATCTCTCATGGGCAGAAAATGTCGGTTTGATCTCTGGGAGCCTGATATGTTTGGAATGTTCAAAGCGTTGCCGCTGGTAGAAGCTAAACGAGAACATCCATTGAACCGATTGGTGCGGGCAGGCACGTATAAAGCACTGAACCGCCTTATTCAGGCTTCGGCGGCGGACATGACTAAAAAAGCAATGGTGGATTTATATCAATCAGGTTTCTTGCCCATGCTGCAAATACATGACGAACTAGCTATGTCAGTAAAATCAAAAAAAGAAGCAAAAAAGATTTCACAAATCATGGTAAACGCTGTACCATTAGAAGTGCCAAACCTCTGTGATGTGGCTATGGGCCCTAACTGGGGGGAGGCGGTTTGACTTCTGTTCCTCATTGTTTCCTGCGGAAACAACTCCCCCGTTTGGCTAGGATTCGCACTGACCAAGCGGGGTTTTTTTTATTGTGGCTTTTCTACATCTCTTATATAATCCCATAAAATCTGATAGGAGATGCGCTATGGACACAACAAAATGGAAAAGTGTACTCGTGCCAATCGAAGTTTACACAGAATTAAAGAAATTATCCGCCGTAGAGGGACGTACAATCAGCGGGCAGTTGCGCCACATGTACGATCACTACTCTAAGTTGAAATCTACTCAAAATAAATTGGCCCAAGCAGAAGACGCTTGACGTCTCCCATATAATCGCATAGAATATTATTGCGTGATCATACACGTTTTTATGTTAGTTCTCCGCTAACCGTCCCCGTTGCGAAAGCAGCGGGGATTTTTTTGTTGACATACTCCCATACTAACTGTAATAATATCTCCACAACGCAAATATAGGAGAACAACATGCGTAAAGTTATAGTTTCTGTCCAAGGTATCTCGAATTACAGCCAGTCAAAACTGCACGAAACGCCAAAACTCAACAAAGAAACCGCAGACGATTTTGAGAATCGTACATGGCGAGAGAAATGTACAGTTAATTCAAAAGGATACCTTCATATACCGCCCATGGCGTTTAAACTTAGTCTGGCTTCGGCTGCGAAAAAATTGGGCCTGCAAATACCCGGAAGAGGCAAGTCAACGTACACTAAATACTTTGAAGCCGACCTCATTTGCGAAGACGATGATGGTCTGACACTGCCCATAAAAAAAGAAGATGTGACATCCGTTCGTTTGCCGCAGAACTCAGATGGCGTCAGAGGTTCAGGAAAAAGAGTGTGGAGAACTTTTCCAATTATACCCTCTGGATGGAAAGTGCAGGCAACTTTTTCAATCATGGACGACACAATCACAAGAGAAGTTTTTCAAGAAGTATTCCACGCCGCAGGTTTCGGCATAGGAATAGGACGTTGGAGACCGCAGAACGGGGGCTTAAACGGTCGTTTCGAATCCTTAAAATATCATTGGGATAAGTAAAAAGGGTGGCGAGACTATGGAGAAAATATTTGTTTGTTACATCTCAACTCTGCTCTCCGCGTCTCGCCTTAACTCAACTCAAATCATCGCGGCTCTGCTCCCCTCTGCTCCCCTCGACTCAACTCAACTATTCGTTTGTATCAACTCTCCTCACCTCAACTTACTGCAAATCGGCTCAACGTTCCTCACCTCAACTCGCCTCCGCTCATCTTGCCTCGCCTCGCCTCATCTCTTCTCAACTATTCGTTTGTTACACCTCTTCGCCTCTCAACTCTGCTCCCCTCATCTTCACTCGCCTCAACTCAACTCAACTATTCGTTTGCTGCATCTCTTCTCAACGCCACTCGTCTCATTTTCGCTCATCTCAACTCTTCTCAACTATTCGTTTGTTGCATCTCTTCTCAACGCCACTCGTCTCATTTTCGCTCGACTCAACTCGTCTCAACTATTCGTTTGTTGCATCTCTTCTCAACGCCTCTCAACTCTACTTCGCTCGACTCAACTCAACTAACCATCCAACAAAAGGAAAACAAAATGTACGAAAGATCAGAAAAAACACGAAAACTATGTGAAATATTTCGTAGCTGTAACGGAAATCTAAGCTACGAAACCATTTGTAACGAAATGAACGACACAAAAGAAAACCTTCGTCCCACAATAACAAGAGTCGTAAAAATGCTGGAAAGAGATGAAGGTATCGTCTTCGGAAACGTCAGAACAGTAGGATACAGACGATTAACAGACGGAGAAAAAGTTCACAGCTTGGATGGGTTTCAAAGAAAAATACGCCGAAACGCAAGCAACGGTACACAAAGAGCCCACACCGTCTCCGATAGATTGGCACTGTCCAACGATGAACAATTAAAACTGCAACTCAAAGAAGCCGCTTTTATGGCTATATCAAAAAACCTATCATAAATGAAAACACTCCTACAACTTATGATTGAAGACGCAAAAATTTGTAATGAACGTATGCTCAATAAAATGGGCGGACGATCCGCAAACTATGGCGAACAAACCGTAAAAAACGTGGGCGGGGGCAGATATATGTTCCCGCAAACAAAAGAAATAATTAAACTAGCCCAAAAAGGCATGACCAAAAGACAAATATCAAAGAAACTAAACATACCCCTGAAAAATATAACGCGGACCGCAAACCGCCACAAACTTCACATACGAAGGGAATAATGATGATAGATAAAATAGAAAAAGCTTTGCCAAAAGAAATGAACCTAAATGAAGCCGCCGTGCTTTTCGCTTACATCATAGTACAATATGATATGACAGAGATGAAATCTAGCCTCTTTAAAAAGATGACGGCTGCTTTAAAAGAATATGATGATTTCAAACACGAAAAAACTATGGAAGCTATCATGGATACAAATAAATTTTTGGAAAAAATAATTAATGCAAAAAAGTGATATACAAAGAATCCATAAAGAACTTACCCCCGCGCAAAAAGAAGAACTAAGATTTTTGCGCCGTGATGCGGATAGATGCCAAAACGAAAGATTTAAAAAAGATAGTCACCCAAATGCTACCCAAAATTATCTTGCCGCCGCCGAAGAACTAGACAGATTTGTCAGAGAACTTCGGCGGCTAGGGTATCATATTTGAAAATCTCACTCTTTTTTATGCTGCTTGAAAGTCAGTCCATACGTCAGCAGATGCTTGTTCGTGGCATCGCCGAATAAACGATCTTCGGGTGATTGGATTGTTGCAAAACGCTTCGCGCAACCTTGAATAAATATGGATGAAACCATCTCCGTGCGGTTTACGCAAATATTGGCCGTGGCTGCGATTTGCTTGCCACAAAGTGAATTGCACATAGTGCGAAATTTCATGCAACACTTGGATCAAATTGGCGTGATCCACATCACCTATTTTGATAAATGTACCACCGCATTTGGCGTTGGCGTTAAATGATTTGTACTCGTTGTAGTAAACGTGGCCGTCCAAGACTTTATCCTTGAAACATTTATGTCCATTTTCATATTTGCCGTTCTGGACATTCTTAACCTGCCAATATGACAGATTGATAATAATTTTTTCGTGGTTGGCATATGAGCAATTGCCTTTGCCGCCTTTTGGCTGTTTGACAACAAGCACTTTAAGAGCATTGTCCTTCTGATGTGTTGTCAGCGCAAACTTAGTGCCGTCGAGGCCGTCCAGCGCATTCTCAACGAGGGCTGAAATAAAGACGTGATTAAATTCCATTGTCTTTACTCCTTGGTTGGCGGGGCATCAAAAACAAATTCTGAAATATGAACAACCAATGTTTCGTTGCGCAGTTCAAAACTTAAAGTATCGCTCACCTTAGCCCGCTTGGTTAAACCACTAACCCATATCAACTCATCGCCGCGAGGACGACGGTACAAACTAATTTTGCAAGGATCGCCGTCCGCGAAACAAGTCGGCCTAATCATCCTTTCAACTTTAAAATCATCTCTCTTTGGAATCTTCAGCATTAAAGATTCGTCGCCAATAATACGTTTGTGACCATACGGTATATTGGCATACGAAACCGAAGGAATATTCTCCGCAAAAAAATCTTGAACTTTCTTATTTGCGTCCATGATGCTCTTGTTCAGCATCCTTTGAGTTATCTTTATCATTGTAGTTCTCCTATTAAGACACCGAACTATGGCATGTATATAAGATAAAGTAAAGATATCCTTTAGTATAGTTACATATACTAATAACATAGTAAACTTATTCTAATGAGCTATCTAGATGGGTTTACTTTATCCCATACACATGCCATACTAATGATGGACAAAAAACCACGCTATTTGACATCGTTAACTCCAACCAGACTAGAAGCGTTAGCTTCGATCATGTCAAAACATCAATCTTAGTTGGAGAACTAAAATGAAAATCAAACCTGTAACTCACATCAGTACAGATCAAAATCGCTATTGCGGTCCAGCCGTAATAAGCGCCGTCACAGGAATGAACTCCGGACAAGCCGCACGACTCATCCGTTCCATCAGTGGGCAAAAAGCCGTGAGGGGATCGTATACAGCACATGTCAGACAAGCCTTAAAGCTTTGTGGCATCGAAAGCACCTATCAAAGATGTACACCAAAAATCACGCTCGCCGCTTGGTTAAGAGAAAGCAAAAGCTCGCGGATCGCGGGTCGCGTGTTTCTGGTCATTGCAGGACATCACTTCCAACTGATCGAAGGAAGACGATACGTCTGCGGTCGCACACGAGATATCGTGAGCATCAAAGACAAACAGGTCAAACGTCGTTGTCGTGTGGAAGAAGTTTATGAACTGGTGTCCAACGGTAAGATCACAATACCCGATCAAGCTCGCAAGCCAAAACCAGTTAGTAATAAATATCGAACCTACATCGACAAAATGAAGAAGAAGTATGGCTTCACAGTAGAGTACGAACGAGAGTTTCAAACTTACTGGGTGCAAATGCCGTCATATGCAGAAGACCTAGCGTGTGACACGGATCACCATCTCAGAGACTGCCACACATGTTACGATCAAGAAGAGGTGGTTAGCCGTCTCGAAGACATGGAAGAGTTCATAAAAGAATACTGCGTTGAAAACGCATAATAAATAAAGATTAAAGTCCGCGGATCGCGGGCTTTTTTATTGGGTAACAAACGTAACCTTATATATGGCGATCTGAAAAATGAAAAAAAAAAAAACGAAAAAAAATAGCCGTTACAGGTGTTACAAAAGTTACTACCTTATAAGGCTTTGAAAAATAAAAATAAAAAGACGAAAAAGTGTAACACCAGTGTAACTTTTATACTTTCGATAGGTGTTACACGGTCAAGGGCAGAGGCGTTTTCGGGGGGTTTTGCAGCATTTACGGCGAAAATGCCTTAAAGGGCCTGAAAAAATGTTTCGTTAGAAATGTATTTCTGTTGCATATAATATATATTATTGTAGGGATAACACAGTTAATTATGGAGGTCCTATGCCCGCTAAACGAAAAGATAATAGGGTTCACATAAGAAAGAGCATTCCTTTGGACGAATTGGCCCAACCGCCTAAAGTAAATAAGCAGGGCAGACCCCGAAATCACATACTTTCGCGCCTGTCGCGCAAACAAGAAAAGTTTGTAAAAGAATTGGTAAGTAACGATGGTATGATAACACATAGAGAAGCGGCTATTCGGGCGGGATATCCTGCGGGTTCCGCGCACTCTCGTGCATACGACATGACCAACCCCCATAAGTCTCCACATATTGTCCACGCGATAAAAAAATATAGAGCCGAATTAGACGAAAAATACAGCATAACTTTTGGTCGCCATATCCGCGATCTTCAGAAGATTCGAGACGCGGCACTTGAGGACGGGGCGTATTCCGCCGCAGTACAAGCGGAGTATAGACGCGGACAGGCCCAAGGTGACATCTATGTAAGCAAGTCGGAGATAAGGCATGGCAGCATTGACAGTATGTCCAAAGAGGAGGTTCTCAAAGCTCTGAAAGAGATGAAAGAACTTAATGACTCAGACCTTATCGACATTACCCCAAGCGAAGATGCCGACAGAAGCGGCGTTTTATCGGCAACTGAGGGCAGCAGCAAAAAAAGAACGTCCTGATTTAACTTTTGATCGAATTGAAAACTGGATAGGTCAAGGCATTCCAGACCTTTTAATTTGTGACAGAAAGGGCTTGTATCACTTTGTAGAGCTCAAATTTTGCAGGGCTAATGCTGTTAATCTTCGTCCGCATCAGATTAGCTGGTTGACTCGACATAGACACAGTAGCGCATGGATATTGATAAAACAGAAACGAGACAAAATACATTTGTATCATGCATGTCAGGCTATTCATTTAAAAGCCAATGGATTAAAATTATGCCCGCAGTATAAATGTTCTTTTCCGTTTGACTGGGACAAAATATTTCGCTTGATTTGTCCCATATAATCCCATACAGTCTAAGTGGTTAGCATAAGGAGAAAACACTATGTCGGAAGCAACGATAGATTTTGGACAAAACCCCTCTGATAAAATTAGGTTCTGTGTGCATTGGTTGCAAGTTTTTGTGATGTCTGGACGCGGGGAAGAGGCGGCTTCCATGGTCGAAAGACTGTATAATTTAGCGGATGAATTGGAGGAACACGTTGATACTATTTGAATGGATAGGTCGCTGGTTGTATGGCGATCAATACGACGAATTGAGCCAAAAGGCCCAAAAAACTAAACGACGAAGAAAAAAATAAAAGTTTATAAATCAGCCCGCTTTACACGCGGGCTTTTTTCATTTATCTACATGGGATAAAGTAAATAGCGGAGATTGACATGCTAAGAACTGTAGAACTATCCAGAGCGAAAAAAACTAAAGGGTTAGCCGTCACCTATCGGGCGGGGAACGGGGATAAATTTGGAACCTGTCCTAGCAATTGCAGTCTGAACGATAGCGGCAAAGGTGCAAAGGAAATTGATAAAGAATATTTAACAGCGTTGCTTCACGCCAAACCTGCCAAGGGTTTATCGTTCACCTACTCACATTTTGATTATAAGTTCTGGCTGGATAAAATGAGGTCCGTTGGTAAAACTGTTGTTAACTGGTCTGCCCCTGATCCAGTCAATGCTGCTGTATTTTCTAAGCAGGACAAAGTTCCAACCGTTGTCGTTCTTTCAGAAAAGCATTGGGAAAAATTGGGTAAAAAATCTTTCGACAGTTGCGGGGCTAAGTTTGTCCGATGTCCTGCGGAATATCGAAAAAACTTTGGTTGCCAAGATTGCGGTAATGGTGAACCGTTATGCGCTCGCATGGATCGTGATTTTATTGTCGGATTTACCGCGCATGGGGCCAGCAAAAGAAAAGCCGCAGATGAAACCCAGCAAGGCGGCTGTTATGCCGCGCAAGGTAATTGCCGTATTTGGTGGCAGGATACGGCAGAAAGCAAACAAGATGAAACGGACGGCGAAAAGTTAAAACGGTTTGTTTCTGGGCTATCCCCGCGTTCAATTATTCGGCACCATGTGGCGGGGGATGTTGGTAAATAAAACTTTCTAAAAAAATACCATTGCACATATGGGATTACTCCTATAGGGCTTGGGTCGGGGCAATCCCGCCCCTTTTTTTTGGAGAACTAAGCAATGAATATTGAAAATAGCAAAAACAGTCTGCAGCGTCTGCTTGAAACCGTGACGGAGCAGGCAAATAGACAAGCCGATTATCTGGCCCCAACAAACGACCTTTTGAAAACCACCGACGCAGACGGCAAGCCCCAGATTGTTATTGAGGCTAGGGGCGGCGAACCAACGCGTCACCTCAACATAAACGATCATGCGTTTGGTCAAATAGCTTCAGCAGCGGAAATCGACACTAGGACGGCAAGAAGGTTGCAAGCGAATTATCCCGTCGAATATGACGCCCTTATCAATGCCAGATGGAACAAAGAGCCAGTGCGCAAGATGCTTAGAACCCATACGGGGCAAGATGAAACAACAGGTACAGCCCGCGCTTTCGTCAGCGATAAGTTTAAAACGTTCGACAACGTTAATCTGTTAAATAGTGCTTTGCCACAACTGATGGAAAGCCCTGCAAATTTTCAAGTTGTTAATGCCGATGTTTCAGAAAGACGTTTATACTTGCGTCTTAAGAGTTTGGTTCAAACTGGCGAGGGTTCAGCGGTTGGCGATCACATGGCAAACGGTATTGGGCTATCAAATAGTGAAGTTGGGGCGGGGAGCGTCTCAGTTTATCAACTGTTTTGGACGCTGGCCTGTACTAACGGCATGCAGACGGAAAACCGTAGCCGATCCAGCCACATTACAAGTGCCCGCGATAGCGACCACTGGGGCTTATTGTCGGACGATGCTAAGGACGCTGACAACCACGCCCTCGAATTAAAAATACGTGACCTTGTTGGTGCCTATTCTAGCCGCGAAATGTTCGACGAAGTGCTGGAAAAGATGAAACGCGCCGCATCGGACATCATAGAGGGCGAGGCCGTGGATGTTACTGACGTTGTAAACAATCTGGGCACGGTCATGAAACTTACAAAAAAGGAAAACACCGATGTGTTGAACGGATTGTTGAAAACTATAGGCCAAGCTGGCTATGAGGCGGATCGCCCATTGTCGCGTGCAACACTGGTCAATGCAGTTACTAACGTTGCCCACCGCTCAGAGCTAGATGATGTTGACACATGGCAACGTCGCGGCGGTCAATTGTTAAATATGTCTGCCCGCGACTGGCAACGAGTAGCGGCTTAAAACTTTAGAACTTTACATTGTCGCATAGACGCTGTAATGAAGGGGCGGGGCAATCCCGCCTCTTTTTTTACGGAGAACTAACATGTACGACGACGACAAAAACACTATGAACGAGGTGAGCTTAACGGACGCTACTGCTTTAGCGGCTCTTATATCCAAGATTGCCCGCAATTCGGTCAAAGATGAGCTCAAATCTAACTTTCAATCTACAGATGATATTCAAGAAATTGTGGAGAGCGTCATTGAAAACTACGAGTTTGAAACCGTCATAGAAAGCTATTTAGACACGTATGACTTCGACGATAAAATTGAAGCCTACATGTCCGGTCGTTCTTTTTCCGGAACCATAGACTAAGTTTAAAACCTTGTGAAATTGCCGATTACGTGGCCCGCATAAGTGGGCCATTTTTTTTCAAATTAACAGTTAAACACGGCGGGCCCCGACCCCTACCCCATGCTCTAAAGCTACCGACCCGCGAACTGGTGGCGGTGGGTCGAGGTTCGAGGCCCGCGATTGGCGGGCAAATTGCTCCGGCTGCTGGCAAGGTTCGAGGTTCGAGGTTCGAGGTTCGAGGGCATGAAAAATTGTCAGGGGCCCCTATCTATCGGGTCAAATTACACAAATTTAGAGTCTAAAATCGCGGCTCGCGGTGCGCGGCCCCCGCGCTGCCTAGCGGGAGCTTGGGCCATGTTTTTCACAAATATTTACTTATAATTTCATATGGTCTATAACTGTAATAATGTGTTGCAACTTAAAGTAGTAATAGGGGCCCCCGATCCGTGAATATCGCAGTACAAGAAAAGACTTTGAAGCTTCAACTTCGGCTTGCGCAATTAGAGAAGGCTGAGGCTCAGAGGAATAATTTTTTATCGTTTGTTAGGGGTATGTGGCCTGACTTTATAGCTGGTCGTCATCATAGGATTATTGCGGACAAGTTGGAGCGTGTTGCGAGTGGTGATTTAAAGCGTTTGATTATTAACATGGCTCCGCGGCACACGAAGAGTGAGTTTGCGTCTTATTTGTTTCCTGCTTGGATGATGGGCAACAATCCTAGAATGAAGATCATTCAGGCGACTCACACGACGGAGTTGGCGGTTGGTTTTGGTCGGAAGACTAAGAATTTGTTAGATTCGGATGAGTACAAGGAGGTATTTCCTTCTGTTAAGTTATCGGCGGATAGCAAGGCGAGTGGTCGTTGGGACACGAGTGCTGGTGGCATGTATTATGCGGTTGGTGTTGGTAGTAATTTGGCTGGTCGTGGTGGTGATTTAATAATCATTGACGACCCTCATTCTGAGCAGACGGCTATGAGCACGAGTGGTTTTGACGATGCTTGGGATTGGTATACTGGGGGTCCTCGTCAGCGTCTTCAGCCGGGGGGCAGCATTGTTTTGGTTCAGACTCGTTGGTCTGAGAAGGACATGACGGGTCAGTTATTACGAGCGATGGCGAAGGACCCTTTAGCGGATCAGTGGGAGGTTGTTGAGTTACCTGCTATTTTTGAGGACGACACGCCTTGTTGGCCGGAGTTCTGGAGTTTTGAGGATTTGACTGCGGTCCGCGCATCTATACCTCCGAGCAAGTGGAATGCACAGTACCAGCAGAATCCGACGGGTGAGGAGAATGCGATTATTCCTCGCGATTGGTGGCGCAAGTGGGAGAGGGAGAATGTTCCTCAGTTAGAATATGTGATACAGAGTTATGATACGGCGTTTAGCAAGCGCGAGACTTCGGATTACTCTGCGATCACAACGTGGGGTGTGTTTTATCCCAA